GTCCCTCGGTGTCGAACTTCCGCCCGGCCTGCACCAGGCTCAGGGTGATGTCAATGATCCCCTGGGTGAAGACGCCCAGTTGGTCGCCGGTCGGCTGCATCACGCGCGGCAGGATGGCGAAGGCTTCCACGGCGGGCTTGACCAGCGCCACCACCTTCGTCGCCGACTCCGCCAGCACGACGGCACCGGCCAGCCCATCCGCGTCGAAGAGGCGCGACGCCTGCACCAGCGAGAGGGTGATGTCCACGATCCCGGCGGTGAAGACGCCGAGCTGATCCGCCGTGGGCTGGGTGATGTCGTTCAGCGCCTTGAAGGCCGCCACCGATGGCACGACCAGCGCGACGATCTTCCCCGCCGACTCCGAAAACTTCGCCGCGCTGTCCAGCCCCTCGCCGTCGAACCGCTTGGCGGCATCGATAATGATCGCGATCAGGTCCTGCACGCCCTGGGCGAAGCCAGTCAGCCGCCCGATCCCCGGCAGCTTCACCTCGCGGATCGCTGACAGCGCCGCCGTCGCCGCCTGCACCGCCCCCGTGATGCTGGTGATCAGCTCGGCGTTCCCCTTCGCCGCCACCTGTTGCGCCTCCGACAGCCCCGACTGGAGCGCCGCCGCCATCCCGCCCACGGTGCGCTGCGTCGTCGCGACCGCCTGCGCACCGGCTGGCTCCAGCGAGGCATACACCGACTGCCAGTTGGGCAGGCGGCTGAATGGCCCCTTCTTCGCGGGTGAGGCGGGCATGTGGGCGCGCAGGTCGGCGATCTGCGCTAGCGCCCCTGACGTGTCCACACTCGCCGTGATGTTCAGCGAGCGGGGCACCCGGTTGATGGCGTCGGCGACGTCGTTGATGACCTTGCTGGCGATGTCCGTCGCGGTCAGGATCGTGTCATGGGCTGGGGGGACGGCTTTGACATTGGTCGTGACTGTCCCGGCAATCGTCGAGGCGTTGTCTGTCGCGCCGATGACCGCCGTCGTCGGTGTGGTGTTGATGGCGGTCAGCGTGTCTTGGATGGCCCGTAGCGACTGCGCCGCCGCCGAAGTGTCCGCCGTCACGGTGATCGTCTGCGTTTGCCCGCCCTTGCCGCCACCGATAATGCCCTGCGCCTCGGCGGTCGCGCTGTCGAGGCCGGATTGAATCAGCTTGGTGTCGAGGGTGAGCGGCACCGTGACGGGCTGCCCCAGGATGGCCCGCACCGCCGCGAGGGAGGCATTGTCCACGGTCGGCTCGATGTTGACCGGGACAGGGGGCACGGTGTTGCCGCTCCCCCCAAACAACCCTGCGGCACCTCCGGCAGCAAGCGCCCCAGCCAGTGGTCCCTGAGGCACCACGGTGACCGGCACCTGCACTGGTAGGTCCTTGCCCACCGCCGTGCGGCGATCCTCGCGAGAGGCGAAGGGGTCTGACTTGGCTTTCAGATCGGCGGTATTGGCCGCATCCGCCGCCGCCTTGTCCGCCGCTGCTTGTTCGCGCTTCGCCTGCGCGGTCCTGAATGTTTGATCGGCGAGATCACGCTCCTTCGCCGAATTCTCACCCAGCTGCTTGCCGATGTCCTTTTGCAGATCAAGCCAGTGCTGAAGTTCGGCAGCATCGTCGGCGCTGAATGCGCCCTTCCCCTTTGCGGCATCGTCTTTTTGTTGCTGGAGGACTTTGACTCGCTCGCCGATCTTGTTGTAGAACCCGGTGAGTTGGGCATCTTCCGCCGAGAGCGCGCCGAAGGCAGAGTTGAGATCGATCAGCGCGGCCTCCAAGGCGCGCACGCTGCCGCTCGCGCTCGCGGCTGAGCCACCGGCCTGCCCGATAGCGCCAGCCGCGCCCGCCCCCGATGTACCGGCCTTGAATTCGGCCAGTGCAGCTGCCCCGGCAGCGATGGCGAGATCGGCGTAAGCCCCAGTGTTCGCTGCCAAGGCCCCAGCCAATTGGCCCTTCAGTGCCGTCTCTTGGGCGGTCAGCGGCAAGCCCTGGGCAAGTTTCGTATTCAGGGCATCGAGCGCCACCTGCATCGGCCCGCTGTTGGCCTGAATGCCCTGCATGGCCTTCGAGATGCCTTCGATGACTGGTATCGCGGGCGCGGCTTTGCTGAGATCGGTCAGGGCGCTGTTGACACGCTGCACGCCATCGTAGGCGTGGGAGGACTGATTGGCGAGGCCCGCGAAAGCGGTGGCCGCGCCACTAATGGCACTCCCTAGCGCAGCAGGGGGGACGGGGAGAGCGGGGATATTGGGCGGACCTTGCGTCCCGAACTGGTCGCGGGCGACCGGCCCCGCCGCGCCCTGCATAAACCGCTGGCGGAAGTCCTCTGACGCCGCGAGGTCGTCCGTCGCCTGCTTCGTCTCCTGCAATTGCTTGACGTACGCTTCCAGGGCCTCAATGGCCTTGCGCGTATTCGCGGTCTCCAGTTCGCGCCGGTTCTGTTGGAAGGTGAACATCTCTATGAGCGTCTGGCCCACGCCCCCTGGTCCAGACCCCTCGTTGAAGCGCTTCGTCTGTGTTTCGAGGTCCGCCAGGTGCGCTCGTAATGTCGCAATCTGGCTGTCGAACGCCGTCAGGCTCGTGTCGCCCTTGTGAACCGCGATGAATGCCGCCGCCGCTTCGCGACCCTGGTGGAGGGCGTCGCCGTACTTAATGAGCGAGATGGCGAGACTGGCAAGTCCCTCCTGTCCGCCAGTAATGGCGCGGACAAACAGTTCCCCTGTAATGGCGGCGACGCCGAATGCGGTGCCGAGCCCGACGCCGGCCACTTGCACGGACTGCATGGCGGCGGCAACGGTCCGCAGCGCCCCGCCAAGCTCACTCGCCGTACTGACCAGCTTGATCCCGGCGGAACCGATGAGGAGGAAGGCCGCCGCCACTTCGACCGCGCCGACCGCTGCGCCCTTGAACTCCGTCGGCAGGCGATTGAACGCCTCGACCACCCCCTTGATGTGTCCAGCAGTGGCGACGAGGCCAGGCAGAGCGAGCGCGCCCAGGTCGGTCAGCGTGGCAAGGAGGGTGTTCTTCAGGATCGTCGCCTGCGCCGAGGCCGTCGCCCCCATCTTGGCGTAGGCGTCGGACGCCACATTCACCGCCCCAGCGTTGGCCGTGGCCGTGGCGTTGATGAATTGGAGCTGCGAGAGGAGGGTCTGGATACCGGTGCGCGCCTGGTTGTCCGGGAACAGCTTCTGCAGCGCCTGCGCCCGGTCGGACTGGCTGAGCTTGCCCAGCGCGGCGTCAAGGTCGCCCAGGACCGCCAGGATGTCGCGGAAGTTGCCACTGGCGTCCTTCGTCACGATGCCCAGGTCGCCCAGCCCCTTCTGGACATCCGAGGTGACAATCTTCTGGAAGACGTTATTCAGATTATTGACGTTGGTGGCGGCGTCGCCACCTTCCTTGGTGATCCCCGCGATCAGTGCGCCCAGGGTATCGAAGTTGACCCCGGCATTCTTCGCCGACTGGCTGACGTTGCCGAGCACCCCGGCGAGCTGCCCGCCAGTGATCACCCCCTTGTTGACCGTCTGGAAGAAGACGTCGCTGACATGCCCCGCGTCGTCCACGCTGAGCTTGTAGGCGTTCATCACACCGAGGATCGCGGTGCCGAAGGTCTCGGCGTCAGTCTGCGCGGCGACCGCGCCCTGGGAGAACTGCTCGGTCAGGCGCAGCGCCTGCTCCTGGGAGACGTCAACGCTGCTGAAGATGTTATAGAGCGAGGCGGCGAGCTGGCTGGAGGACTGGGCGACGCGCGTGCTCATCGCCTCAATGGCGCTGCCCACCTGCCCGACGTTGATATCCGGGCGGATGGTGGAGATGTTGGCGACCTGCTTCTCGAGATCGGCGGCGGCCTTGACCGCCACGCCCAGCCCGGCGGCGAGGCTCCCGCCCGCGATTCCCGCCGCCGTCCCGATCCTATCGAGGGCCTGCGAGGTCGTCTGCGAGCGGGCAGCGACAGTCGCGAGTGCCTGCTCGGCCTGGCGTGCTCCGGCGGCGACCTGCCCGCCCGCACGCGTCCCCGCCTGCCCGATCTGATCCAGGTTCTTCCCGGACGTGGACGACTGCGCTTCAAAGGCGCGCAGCGCCGAGGCGGCCTGCTGGACGCCCTTGGTGACGCCGCCCGCGTCGAGGATGATGTCGCCGTGTGCGCTCCCTAAGGCAACGCTCATCGCTCACCCGTGAAACGTGACCGCGCGGCGGGGCGTATAGTGGTGGCGCGAGTGCGACGCGACAGGGAGGAGCGGGCGATGGCAACATCACGACGGCGGATACGGCGGCGAGCGGGCCTCCCTGCATGGGCACGCGTTATCGGCGTCCTGGCAGGAATTGGCGTGCTCAACGCACTCCGCTTGTTCACCTTTGACGCCCTCTGGCTGGTGGGATGCGTGTTCGGCATCGCGGTGATCGTCGCCTCGCTCTGGCCCTCGCGCCGCCCGCGATAGCTACAGGTCGGTGGTGCGGCGCGGGGGGCTGGCGTACTTGCCGCGCGCCGATCCGTCGCCGCGCACGACCCGCGCGGGGTCCGCGAGCAGGGCGGGCAGGGTGTGCTTGGGGCGGCCCTTGTCGTCATGCTCGGCAAGCCTCCCGTCGATGTAGCGCCCCAGCAGCGTCACGGCCATGTCGAGCTGGTAGGCCAGCCAGGCGTCACGCCGGGAGGTCAGGCCCAGGTACTGGCTCGGCCGCTGGCTCGTCTCCCGCGCCGCGATCCACAGCTGGTAGGAGCGCGTCCTCCCCGTCTGCCCGTGCAGGAAATGCGGCCAGCGGCGCGGTCAAGCCCTCCGCCCACATGTAGATCGCGAGCCGGTCGGCGACGGTCAGGCGATCGATCGCCAACTCGCCCTTCTTCGGGGTGAAGCGCAGGACGGGGTTGACGCACGCGCCGACCGCGACGATGTCGACACACTTCATGAATTCGGCGTAGTGCTTCAGGCGGTCGCCGGGCGGCTGATCGGTGGCGTTGGCCCGGGCGATGATCTGCTCCTTCTCGAAGACGTACTTCTCGATGAGCGGCGTGAGCACGTCGGGGATCAGCCCGCCGCGCATGGTCATGGTCAGCACGTCGGGCGTGCGGACGAGGACCGTCTTGCCCGAGGGCAGGGTCAGCTCGTGCGGGGCGTCGTCGTCTTGCCACTGGTCGATGAAATTGAGGGTGCTCATCCGCGCTCCATGCCTTTCCGCATACTGCGCTCAATCGCCGAGGGCCGGGGCGGCGCAGTGGCCGCCCCGGCCGGGTCGCCTAGGACGGGGCCGTGGTGCCCATGGTGATCGCGGTCTCGTTCTGGATGAAGGTGAGCAGCTTGCCGTTCGTGTTGCGGACGGCGGTGCCCTTGATGGAGTCGACGTGGTACTCCGACTCCTTGAAGCTGCCGGTCGGGATGTCGAACTTGACCTTCCAGACCTTGATGACGCTGTCGCCGCCGTCGTCGGCGAGGGCCTGGCCCGCGACCATGACGTAGGGGCGGGTGACGCCCGACTGGCCGACGTCGAGGACGCGCTTGGCGTTCGGCGTGGTCCCCGAGGCGACGATGGTGCCGCCCGTGATGGCCGCGAGCACAGCGAGGTCGATGCCGCCGTACTCCACCGTCACATCGGCGCTGGTCTTGGAGACGTTGGTCGCGACCGTGCCGTTGTAGCCGGTCAGGGTGTTGGTGTCCTCCTTGGGCGCGATCTCGACGGTGCGCCCGGCCGGGAGGGGGATGCCGGTGCCCGGCACGTCCGAGCCGTCCAGCGGGTAGACATAGGCGTTGTTGAGCCCGAAGGGCAACTTCCCGAAAGTCATCTCGCACCCCTGTCAGGGTGCCGCGCTACCGCGCTACAAAGGGCCTAGGTCGCCGCCGCCGCCGGGGACTGCGCCCCGTACTCCGGGCGCGGCGGGCGGGCGTAGCGCCGGGTCTCGATGAGCCGCCCGGTCGCCAGGTCGAAGTGGTGGACGGTGATCTCCTCGCGCTGGCGCTTGCAGCGGCGGTCGCGGCAGAAGACGCGCGCCACGCCCGACGCGCCCGCCTCGACGCTGAAGTGCGTCCGGTGCTCGCAGGCGATCGTCGTGGTGTCCGCCGCCGTGGCCGCCATCGCCGCCCCCTACTGCGCTACTGGTGCAGTGACGGACTCCTCGGCCAGTCGCCGCTGCCGCCGGGCGATGGCCGGGGTCGGCTCGTCGGCGATGGCGAACTCGGCCTTGTCGAGCCGCCCCTCCGCCAGCATCTCGCGGAAGAGGTCGGCATCGTCGCCGGTGACCTCGTAGGTGTAGGTCACCTTGTCCGCCGCCACCTCGCCGGTCTGGCCGAAATGGTAGGCCTTGCTGAAGCCCTCGCGGCGGGTGAGGATGTGGGCGAAGCCGCCCGCGAAGCCGGACTTGCTGTGGGCCTCGCCTCTGGTGTAGGTCACGAATGCCATGGCTGCCTGCCTCCTACGCTACGAGTCGGATCACCTGCCACCGCGACCAGCTCAGCGGCGCATCCCGCAAGCTGGGGTCGGTGAGCGTCGACGGTGCGAAGCCGGCCCACCGGAACCGGCAGTAGTGGCCGTCGATGAGGAGCCGCGCCCCCTGGAGGAGGGTGTAGGCCCGCTTGTCGGCGGCCTCGATGGCGTCGCGCCCCGCGCGCTGCCAGTGCAGGATGCGCAGGAAGTCCTGCGCCGCGTGGGGAACGAGGCCGGGGAGGGCGCTCGCCCCATCCGAGACCACCAGCCCCGCCGCCAGGAGGTCGCCGAAGCTGTCGAAGGCCGCCGGGGTCCCGTCCCTGGTCAGCTCCGTCTGGTCGGGCGGTGTGAGCGCGGGATCGGGGTAGAGGCCGCCCGACAGCAAGGCCATGTAGGTGGCGTCCGCCGCCAGGTAGGCCCGCACCCCGCTCCGCACGCTCATGGGGTGGCGTCCGCCGCCAGGTAGGCCCGCACCCCGCTCCGCACGCTCATGGGGTGCCGTCCGCGCCCACGCCTGCGTGCGCCCGGTCGCTCTCGGCCAGTTGCCGGAGCACCCAGTCGGGCTTGCGGCGCTCCTGGGGCACGGGCGGCGGCGGCGGGGCGATGGCCCCTACGAGGAGCGCCAGGACCGCGCCCTGCACCTCCGGGTCCTCGCGCAGCAGCCGCAGCAATTCGTCGCGCCCCATCGTCAGCCCCCGAACGCCTGCTTGATGAGCGCCATCACGCGCTCGTACATGAACGGCAGCGTCGGCAGGATCGCCGCCCAGCGCGAGCCGTGGGCGATCTCGAGCCACTTGCCGTGCGCCGCCCGGTGGTAGAGGACGATGGCCACCGCCGTCGCCCCCAGCTGCATCGCGACCCCGGTCAGCCCCTGCCGCGCCTGGCCGGTCCGGTCGACCCACGGGGCGATGGCCTTGGCGTGCGCCTCGGCCTCCGCCGCCACGAGCTGGCCCACCGCGAGCACCGCGACCAGGAAGCGCCGCCCGAAGTCCTCCACCCGCTTGGCGAGGTCGCTCGGGGCCTGCCCGCCGCGCCAGACGATGCCGCTCGCCGCCATCGCTACTGCTCCACCGTCGCGTCACATTCCAGGCGGTACTCCTGGCCGGGCATCACGAAGGTAATGACGTAGACGCTGCTGTCCGCCGCGACGCGCACCCGGTCGCCCTTGCGGAGGTCGGAGCCGGCCGGGGCCAGGATGGTCACGTCGGACTGCGCCTGCGCCGACGCCTCCGAGCGCACCGCCCGCGAGGCCCGCTGCCCCGCCCGGAGGATGCGGACGGTCAGGGTGAGGTCCTCCGCCCGCCCCGTCCGCCTGACCGTGATCACGCTGGGATCGTCCGCGATCTCCGCCAGGGTATCGGCGGTGCGCGCGGCGCGGGCGGGGGCGAGCCAGTTAGCGATATTCGGCATCAGGCGAACTCCGCGTCGTCGTCGCCGGTCCCGTAGGTCAGCGCGCCGACCGTCACGGCCGGCAGCCCGCCCCCGTCCATCGCGACCAGGTCCTTCAGGTGCTGGAAGACCTGATCGCGCTTCTCGCCCGACAGCCCTGCCGTGTAGTCGGCCAGCCTGGCCGTCGACGAGAGCAGCTGCCGCCGGGCCAGCCGCAGCGCCCCGTCGTAGTCCTCGCCCGCGCGGGCGAAGAGGCGCTGGAGCGCGGCGTCGTCGAACGCGGGGGGCTCCCCCTCGTCCGCGAGGTCCGCCCGGAGGTCGGCGAGCTGCTCGGCGCTCAGCACGGCCATCGCCTACTCGCCCTCGCCCGGCTTGCCCTGGGGCTTCTCGTCGGCGGGCTTCGGCGCGGCGATCGGCTCGCCGTGCGCGTCCACCAGGACGCCGCCCACCAGGTAGCGCCCGCCGCGCACCGTCTCGTCCATCGGGCCGGTCGGCTCTTCCGCCGCCTTGCCCCGCGCTTTCTGGCTCATGTCCACGCTCCTGTGTCTGCCGTGTCGCCGTTGGTCGCCGCTCCTTGGTCAGCCCGTGCCTCAGTTGATGGGCGGCGCGGCGTAGGTGGCATTGCCGGTATACAAGGCAGCCGCCGCCGTGCGATTCCACACCGAAATCCCGTACTCGCGCTCCATCGTCTGGGCGCGCAGCGGGTGGCTCTCGTCGTCCGCCGCGATGACCAGCCCCGCCGCCTGCGCGCTGCGGATGCGCATCACCAGCGGCTTGGCCGAGGTGGTCCACGCCACCGGGTAGGAGGCGATGGCCCAGGGCTTGACCCAGATCTCGGCGGCCCCGAAGATGCCGATCGCCCGGTTGGTGGGGTTCATCAGGTCGAGGCGCTGCCCCGGCTGATTGGCCTGGCTCCCGAGCGTCAGGCGCGGGTCCACATACGCCTGGAAGCCCGTGAAGGCGCGGACGGTCGCCTCGTCGGCCTTGTTGATCGCCACCATGATCCCGCCGGTGTTGTGGTGCTCCAGCACCGTCGCGATCAGGCTGGTGAGGTCGGCGGCCACGAAGCTGCCGGTCCCCAGGTAGTGCGTGTGGGTGCTCCCGTCGAAGCTGTCGCCCTCCGGCCCGAGCGGGATGCTCGCGCTGTCGGCGTTGACGAGTGCCTTGATCGCCAGCGAGACGCCGTCCACCAGCCGATCCACGAAGGTGGCGTTGGTGGGGGTGTAGATCGCCCGCTTGAGGTCGCGCTCGATCCGCTTGACATCGGCGGCCTTGATCGCCTCGTACTGCGCGGCCAGCTCCGCCGGGGTGTGGTTCTGCAACCACTTGCGGGTCCACTGGACGGAGACGCCGGCGAGGCGCAGCGGGAAGCCGACCGTGTCGCCGGCCGCCACCTTCTGCGCGTCGGGGGTGCCAAACTCCCCGATCTCCTCCATCGTCATCGCGTCCGGGCCGCCGTAGCGGCGCTGGCGATCGGTGGTGGTCTCCATCAGCCCGGCGGTCATCTCCGCGACGCGGCTGTTGTGGACCGCGAGATCGTCGTTGAGAGCCTGGAAAACGTTCTGCTCGCCGACCTGGGCCACGCTCTGCTGCGTGGATGCCAGCAGGTCAACGACGGAGAGTGTGCCGTAGGTCATGGTGTGTTCCTCCGTCTACCGCCGCCGCCGGGGCGTCGTGGCCGGTCGGCCTAGTAGCTGCTCTTCTTGACCCAGAGGCGCGTGGCGTCGATGGCCTTCGCCACCCAGGCCGAGCCGCCGGTCGTGGCCGCGTCCTCCAGCGTCCCCGCCGTGGTGCCGAGGTAGAACTTCGTGCCCGGCGTCATCCCGCTGCCGTAGCGCAGGTTGACGTTCCAGGCGATGGTGACCGCCTCGCCGACGCTAGCCGCGTTGAGCGCGAAGCCGTCCACCTGCGCGGCGGCGTTGGCGGAGGTGCCGTTGGACTTCCAGATCTTGCCGTCGGACTTGATGTAGCAGGCGTCGCCCGCCGCGATGGCCTCGCCCGCCAGCAGTCCCGAGAGCTTGTCGTTCGCGGGCGGCAGGACCGACGCGAGACTCGGCGTCCCCACCTTGGTCAGTGTAGCCATGCCTCACCTCTTCTGGTGTGTGTCGCGTGTCGTGTGTCGTGCTAGGCGCTAGAAGGGGGTGTAGCGGCCCGACCGCGCGGCGTGCGCCTCGTGCTGCTTGCGGATCGCCTCGTTGCCTGCGGGGCCGCTGCCCTGTCGGTTCGCTGCCGGTGCCCCAAAGCTCGGTGGTGGCGTCCCCCCGCCCTGCCCCAGGAGGTGGGGCTTCTTCTCGGCGAGGGCCTTGATTGCCGCGTCTGCGCCGGTCACGTTGCCCTCATCGTCGAGCTTCACCGCGCTGCGGTCCATCAGCAGCCAGGCGTCGTCGGGATCAGCGAACCCGGCGGCCTGGGCCAGCAGTTTGACCTCCGCGCGGATCACCCGCTCGTTGGCCCTGGTCAGCACGGCGGCGGCGTCTTGCTCCGCTTTGGTCGCCGCCTCTTTCGCGCGGGTAGCCTCGGCGGTCAGGCGCTCGGTCTCGCTCTTGCCCTTGTCTTCCTGCTCCTGTTTCCAGGCCAGCAGTTCCTTCAGTTGCTTGTCCGCCGTCTTCCGCGCCTCGCGCTCGGTCGCCAGCGCGGTTTTCAGCCCGGTCACATCCTCGCCCTGGCCTCCCGCCTGGGGTGGGGTGCTGGCTGGTGGGGTTGCTGGGGGCGTTTGGGTGCCGCTGGGGGTTGGCTCGGCAGACATCCCGCCTGTCCTTTCGCCTCGTGCGGCCCGGCATCCCACCGGCACCGCCAACAAACAAACAGAGGCCCAGTTACGGACCTCATGGGTCACACAACCGGGCCTCTGTGGGCCTCTTGTTCTTCACTTGGTGTCAATACTAGGCGATGGCTTCGTCCTTGTCAATCGCCGCCACATTGACCGCTTTGCAGTCCCGGCACTTCACCTCGACGCGACAGCCCGGCAGGAGCAGCAGCCGCGCGAGCAGGCGACCGCAACGCCAGCAGCGCAGCTCCTTCGGGGCCTGGGGTCGGGGCGGGCACTCGCGCGGCGCGGCCTGCATCACGCCTACTCCTCGCTCGCGGTGGGTGGGTAGTCGATCAGTACCTCGCTCTCGCAGATGTGGCACTGGGAACATTCCAGCGACCGATCATCGGCCTCAACTGGGAAAACCGAAATCCACTCATGCCCGCAGAAGCGGCAACGAATGCGGGCAACACGCCAGCCGTCGATTCCCTCGTCGTCAAGCGGACGCCAACCGAGCATCGCAGCTACTCCTCCCTCGCGGTGGGTGGCAGGGGCAGGAAGGGGGCGATGATGCGCGACAGGCTATCGACACACATCTCCATTTCGTGCGTGTGCCGCTCCTCGACCCAGATGCACGAGGTCGCATCGAGCGACTCGAAGGCTTGCAGGTTCGACCTGTGCCAACCTTCTGCCACCACATGCAGCATTTCGTGAACGGTCGTCAGGCGACGACGCTCAGGGGAGTGGGTGAAGAACCGATCACTGAAGCGCATCTCGGTCCGATACTCGCGCATGTAGGTGGCATTGTCCGCGAGCGCATCGTCATCGGGAGCCTTATCCCCGATCTCGATCTCCCAGTGGCTGAGGCGCATCAACGGTTGCAGCATCGCCACATAGGCGCGCTGCCTCGCCAGCCCAGCACTGCGTTCCTCCGGCGTCATCTTCCCTCGCTCCCCACACGCGGTGCATAACGCGTGTCCATCGTCCGGCCACACCACCAGTCCGCAAACGACACCACCAGGATCGGCCCAACCTGTCGCCAGGAGACACGGGTGAGGAGACTGGCGTAGGGCGAGCGATACCGCCGTGGGGCGGCGCTCCGTGGATGAATCTGGCGACGTTGTCCCTCCGGGGCGATCACCTGCGCCATCACCGCACCGCCCGCTGTGGTGCAACCCACACCATCCCGGGCTTCGCCGCCGCCCGCTCCTCGCTCGTCATCGGTGGCTCCTCATGGCCTCACTCGCCGCACGCCAGCGCGCCCAGGATCGCCAGCGCCAGTGCGAGGGCGTAGACGAGGAGGGCGGCGAGGCGCGGCGCGGTCATGGCTAAATCTGCTGCTGGATAACACGTAACGATGAACTCCCCAGGTCTACCGTCCCTCCGGTCCGGTTCGTTAGTGTGACGGTCACGGTATCGGCGCTCGTGCAGTGTGCCGACAATTGCCAGCCGCCTGTTGTTATTGCCCCAAGTCCGGCGTAGCACGGCTGGCCCACCGTTGCGCCAGTCAGCGTGAAGCTGATCGACTCCGATGCGCCGTCCACCAACGAGCCAGGATTCCAGGTGATCGCGCCTGCTACCGCCTTCTTCATGCGGCTACCGCCGAGGATGGAAAACCCGTTGGCGTCAAGCGCGGCGAGGAGAGTTGTGGCGTCCAACGCGCGAAAGGTGTAGAGGTCAGAGTCGAGGTAGGCGTAGCCCGGATTGCCGCTGGTGTTGCGGATTTTGACCCCGCCCGTGCCCAGTTGTACCGCACCCCAGGTATCACCGATCTGGAGTCCGGGTTGGTTGGTGCCCAGTGCAGCGCCCTGTGCAAGCGGCAGACCGCGCAGTCGCAGGTGCGGGCGCGTCCAGTCAATAATAACGTTATCACTATTGCCGCTGTCGTCCTGCACTGCCGCCGCCGTCGTGGCCCCGCCCACGCCCGCCACCATGCCACTAAGTTCGACGTGGCAATACTGCACCCCGCTCGTGATACGCACGTTGCGACCGTTGTACCCCTTCACGCCCACGACTGCGTTACGGCTTTGCTGTAGCACCACGCCATCGGCGTAGCGGTTTGCTTCGCTGGTACGACCGTAGACGATCCCACGCACGAGGTTCCCGCCAAAATCTTGAATCGAGCCGTTCACAGGTCCAGTGAGGCGTAGAATACAGGTGTTCGTCGTCGCGGCGGCGGTGGCGGTTGAGTCAAACACCTCCGGCAGATCGATGGTGCAGTCATTCATCGCCCAGCGGAGAATTGAGCCACCTTCTGGGGTGCGCTGGTTCTCCGTCCAGCAACCAATGAAGGTTGACCCGTGCATGGTGATGGTGCCATCATCCTCGATTAGCCACGCCACCATCCCGTCAGCCGACAGTCCCGCGACCGCATGGTTGACCTCGCAGCGCAGCCCAATATTGTGGAACATGATTCCGTTGAACCATCCGCGCATGTCAATGTACGGCACGTCATTGGCGTTGGCCCCGATGGGCTGCGAGGCGACGATGTTGCGAAACGCCATCTCCCAGCCATAGCCATGCCAGTAAATCGCGGGACCGCCCGTGTCGCGGATGCCAATGTCGTGCAGGTCCACTCCGGTCAAGTTAGTGATCTTCAGTCCGCTCCGCGCTTTAGTAGCGTCCGCTGCACCCGCGCCGTGGATATTGAAACGCCCGATGGGCGTGCAGCCCACTTGTCCTGACGGGCACGTCCATCCTGTTATGTCCATCACTGGCCCAGCGAGCGAGGACAAGCCACGCAGGACAGTACGCTGCCCCATGCCCTGCACGCCGCACGAGAGGTCGGCGAGGCTGAATGTCGTGCCGAACGTGTACGTTTTGCCGGGAATCAGAAGTACTCCGTCGCCCGCGCTGGCCGCCGCCCTCATGAACGCAGGTCCGTTGTCGAAGGTCGGGTCTTTCGATGCCGGGACCGCGCCATAGGCCTCGACATTGACCATGCCGACAATCGCGCGCGCATCGCGCGCCCCTGGCGGGCGCTGGCGCACTACCCCACTCGTCACCATCGCCTACGCCCTCCCCTCGACGATCACATTGCCCGCCGCGCTGCCGTTGAGCGGCGAGGCCGACGCGCCGTAGATGCCCATGCTGGTCGTGCCCGCCGGGATGGTGAACTCGCGGATCTCGCCGTCCAGCACCTTGCGGCTCCCGGCCGTGGCGGGCGACGGGAAGGCGACGGTCTTGTCCTCGCCGCTGTTATTCTCCACCGTCACGACCGTGACGGCGCTCCCGAACGTCAGCGCCGTGTTGCCCGCGGCGGTGAGGTTCGCGGGTGGCGAGGTCAGGGCGACGACCGCGCTGGCCGGGTCGGCCCTCAGCGTCATCGGCATGGGATTGGTCTGGCTCACCGGCCTGTCGTTGACATAGGGATGGCTGATACCCGACATGGCTGCCCTCCTGTTACGCGCGACTCGGCTGCGGGAAGCCCGTCAGCCAGTCCGTCAACGCCGCTGCCTCCAACGGCACACTGCCCACGCTCTCAAAGCCTGCGACCTGCCCCCCGCTATCGCTGCGGGCCGAAGAACAACAAGCCCCACGCCCAGACCTCGCGCTTGAGATGGCTCTGCGTACGCCCGATGTAGAGCAGATGTCGCCGCCCGACTTGGAGAATGCCGAAGCCCCACCAGTGCCCGTCGCGCGAGTAGCGCCGCCAGATGTTCCAGAGTCGAAGCGTGAACTTGCCGGGGCGATGCGGCGCGGGAATGAGCCAGTGCGGCGCGCTCGCGTTGAACCATCGCAGATCGGGCATTTAGGGCCTCCCCATGCTATAATTAGAACAACAGAAAGCCCCGCGACGCCTGCCAGCGTCCGGGGTCCGGCACTCCCCCAACCTATCAAGGAGGTTGAGCTTATGCCTCGTCAGTATACCACCGCCCCTACAAAGACCTGCCGAAAGTGCCACCGCGAATTGGCGCGCGATCAATTCGAGCAGATGTACAATGCGCGCACTGGTGTTGGCGAGGGTCGCTACCACACCTGCGACGAATGCCGATCTTCCTTCTCGTGTAACCTGACCGATGAACAGCGGTTTTGGTCGAAGGTACAAAAGACTGAAGGGTGCTGGCTGTGGAAAGCGCGGCTGCGCCCAGATGGCTACGGAGAATTCAGCGCGGGTGGACGTCTGGTGCGCGCCCATCGCTTTGCTTACGAGCTTGCCATTGGTCCTATCCCTGAAGGCATGGAAATCGACCATGTGAAGGCACGCGGCTGCACGAGCCGCGCGTGTGTCAACCCCGCACATCTTGAGGCGGTGACTGGCCGAGAAAACACCATGCGCGGTGCTGCGCCTAGTATTGTCCTCCGCAATAGCGGTGCTTGCATTCACGGCCATCTCATGACTGAGGCAAATACCTACTGCCGCAAGGACCGACCAGGGCAGCGTATGTGCCGCGAGTGCAAGCGCATTCGTGATCGTAAGAACAAGAGGAGTCATCATCGATCTCCTAACGGCGCGGGGAATCCGGTCAGCCATGTCATAAGCGAATCAGCTTCTAGTGGCACTGAACCTAGCTGATCGTATCCATCGACCTGCCCACCTCGTGCCCAGCGCCCCAGGTCCGCGATCACTGCTGCGCTACTCTGTTTGAGGACCGTGACGGTGTAGCACAGGCAATTTGGATGGACCGGCGGCACCGGATAGTTACCGGGCGTATAGTTCCCCACTCCCAGCCCGTCAGGGTTCGCCGTCGCATAGCCGTTGCACTGATCCTCTTTGGGGTGCGATCCGCTCAGCCGATACCCCACCCCGACAGCGAAGGGGTTCAGCGCCGCCCCCTGCGCGGTCGCCACGTTGTACGCGCGGCTCGTCTCGGTGCGGGCGAGCGTCCTGGCCCGATGACTTCCTACCTGCCCATAGGGCCGTCGTGTGCGCTGTGCTGCGCCCTCGGCAGTCAGGAACTGCTCTAACTCGTCAGCGACGACGGTCGCCGTCGTCCCCTTCCCAATGTGGTAGTCCAAGAGGGTGTCTATCCGCGTGCGCAGGTCTTCACCCGCCAGCCAGAGACGATCCGATAACCGATAGCCATCAGGGGTGATCCAGGTCCGCGCCGGGTCGAAGAGCGGTGCTGGGCGCTGTCCACCAGGCGGCAGTGCCCGCCCGCCCGTCAGCGCAGCCAGCAGGTCAGGTTGTCCGGTCAACCGCTGCTGCACCTCGGCGATCACTGGCCCAACGACCACCAGGGTCGCCGTGCGCGTCGCCGCCGCCAGCAGTCGCGCCACCGGGGTCAGTGGTGTGCCGTCGGCAGCGAAGACCGCAGCGGGCGAACCACCGAAGAGCGCGGTCAAGGCCTCGCTGATCAGGGTGGTGATGCGCCCGCGCGCCGACTGCCCGAGCGACCCCGCGCCCGACCGCCGCACCTGGCGCACCAGGGATGCGACGAACGGGGCCAGCGCGGCGGTCAGCTGGCCGTCCACGGCGGCGAGGAGGGCATCGAGCGGCGCGCGGGTGTCGGCCATTGCTTACCCCTGCCCCAACTGCTGTTTGAGCAACACCGCCGGGTCCGTCGTGCCGCCCTGCCCGCCCTGGTTTGCTGCTGTGCCCGTGTCCGCCGTGAACGGTGCCTGCACGACAGGCTTGCCGACGGCGATCTCGCGTTCCAGCGCCGCCTTCTCCGCGTCCACCTGCAACTGCTCCAATTCAGACAGGGGGAGTATCGGGGGCCAATGATACCGATGGTCAAATTCATCGGCCTCATAGGTGCCGATGTCGCTGCCCCACAGCGATTGCCCGCTGCCCCCGACGTTGGCCCCCATCGTCAGCGCCATCTGCCCCGCGCGCACCAGCGCGGCCTCATAGTTGTCCCGCGCCAGCTCGCCGTTTTTGATCAGGTCGGTCAGCATCCCCCGCACCGCCACGCCCGTCAGTTGCGACCCCTCCCGCAGCCGGGGCAGGGCCAGTTCGGGAAAGAGGTCTTCCAGGTGTTTGCGGATGGCGTTGAGGTGGACGTAGGCATCGGCGACGCGCAGATCGGCGATCAGTGCCTTCGCGTCGGACCCCTGGGGGAAGCCCCAGACCTTGCCGTCGCGTGCCAGTCCGCCTGCCGGGATACTCGCGCCGAAGACGGCCCACTGCGGGCCGAGGTGCTCGCCGACCAGCGCCGAGAGGTACGACGCCTGTAAGTTGAGTTCGTTGATCGCGCTAAGGCCGTTGTGATAGGCGTTGACGCCGAAATCGTCGCCGACGCGCTTATGCTGCACCAGGACCAGCGGCACGAAGCCGTGCGGGTTCGGCCAGCCCGTGAGGCCGTCAGCGCGATAGGCGAACGGCTCCCGATCCTTCTCGGTGCGGTACTCTGTCTTCGTGAAGATGCGCCCGTAGGTGTAGCCGCGCTTCATCCCGCTGATGGCGTCGCGCTCGTAGGCCACACTCTCCAGCTTGGCGTAGGTCAGATTGCCGCGCTCGTCGAGGTCGTAGTCCACCAACTCGCCGGGGTGGCGCACCTCGATCCAGACCCGGCCCGCCCGGATCGTGTCCGGCCCCGTGCGCGCGGGCGGGCGATCCACCACCACCAGCAGGCAGTCGCCGAGGTTGGCCGCGTAGAAGGGGATCAGGTCCTTCTCGGTCTGGAGGTTCGACCAGCGCCAAATCTTCAGCAGCGGCTCGACGATGCGCGCATTGTCTGCCGCGATGGTGAGGTCAACGTCCTCCCCCTCCGGCCCCAACCGTCCGGTCAGGACATACTTCACGTAGAAATCGACGATCGCCGCCGCCGGGTTGTAGATGCCGCGCAGCTCCACATTGTCCGCGTTGGTGGCGAGGGTGGCGTTGAACGCGGCCAGCTCCTGCCCCTCGAAGATCGTGTTGAAGTAGTAGTCCTCGAAGGTGCGGTAGAGGTTCTGCCGGGAGGCAGCCTGGCCAAGCCCGCCCGGCTGCCAGGGAAAGGCGTAGCGGCTGTGCTTGCGGAAGTCGGTCGTGGCCATGACCATTAGTGTCGCCTCCTGCCGAACTCCTGCCGCTCACGTCGCGGCGCGGTGCCCCCGGCCACGCCGAAGCCGGGGATGTCGAGGGCCTGCACTTGGGTGCTGCCGAGATCGTCAACGTAGGCCACGGCGTAGCGCGTGGTATCCATCCCGTGGTCGGCGTGCTTGACCGGCTCCTCCTTCGTCACGCCGCCCGCCCCCTTCGCCCAGACGTAGCCCTCGACCTCCTCCTCGGTGCAGCAGGGCTGATACCGCTCGGCGAGCGCCTCATCACGCGCTACCAGGCTGTCGCGGAGGAGGAAGAGGCGCGGGCGACCATCGCCCGCCTTCGCCAGGCGCCCCTGCACCGCCTGGATACCCGTCGAAACCGCCTTGTGGGCGGCGGTCGTCCAGATGCCGGCATCGTGCAGCGTGGCGCGGTCTTCGGCATCGTGATCGCTGATCGTCGCCTCGTAGGTCTCGCCCGCCGAGAGAACCGCGATCTCCGCCGCGTGGTCGCGCACCAGCCGCCCGGTCCGGTAGATCTCCCGGTAGCGATACATGCGGCCGTCGCCGTCGATGGCCCACCACTGGCAGACGAAGGCGTGGGAGTAGCCGAAGTCGATGCTGCGGATGCGCCGCCAGGTCGCGGGAATCTCGAAGCGGTCGATCAGGTGGATCGCCGGGTCGTAGTCGTCGTAGACCATGCCGTCGGCGGCCGCCCAGATGCCGCGCCGCAGGCGCTTCTTCCTGACCCCGGTCAGCGCATCGAGCTTGGCGATGTAGGCCAGGCCGTAGGGGGTCCACCGCCCGTTGCGGAAGAGGCGCGGGTTATCCTCGTGCCGGGAGAGGAGCCGGCGCATCGCCCCGCGATTGGCCCGCTGGTTGAGCCAGTGGGTCGGCGGGCCGGGGTTGCAGATGACGATCAGTTGCTGGTAGGGGATGACGCCATTGCGGAGGCGCGTGGTGATCGACTCAACGTCATCTTCGCTGAACTCGGTACCCTCATCGAGGAGCGCGACATCGTACTCCGACGACATGATCTTCGAGGGCTTGTCCATGCCCCCGACGACGATCTCGCTGCCATTCGGAAACTTGTAGGAGTGCCGCTGCTCCCGCTGCGGTCCAGCGGCAACCGGGCTCCCCTCGGGGAGCACCTTGTCCTCCCAGGTAACAAGCGTCGTGTCAGTCAGGCTCGCGCGCGTCTTCCTGGCAATGATGCCCCGCATTCCCGGATACCGCTGCGCCAGGATGTAGAGCTTTTCGAGGCCGTTGCGGCTCTTTCCGGTGCCCGCTGGCCCTTCCAGCAGGACCTCCCCCTCCTTCGCATACAGCAGATCGAGCGCCGCGCCGACCGGGCGATAGGCGCGCTGGGGAGGCGTCGGCGGGACGACCGTGAGGTACGGGCGGGTGGGGATCGCGCGCAGGTCCGGCCTCGGTTGTGCCTGCCGCTGCGCCACCACTTACGCAACCCCCGCTCGATTAATTGAGAACAGGTGGAATACGAGCGTCCCGCCGGACAACTGGAAGGTGCCGATATACCGCAACTCACCCTCGCCCGGATTGGGGGCTGGGCCGCCCGTACCTACCACAGCAAATTGCACCCGCTCTTTCGGCCTGTCGGAATCCACCAGCGCCCACAGCATCGCCAGAGCATTGCCATAGACATCGGTCTGCACCTGCACACTCAGGTACTCCGCGCCCTGCGGCAAGGCCAGCGTGAAACGGTCTAGGATTGGAACTGCGTACTTCCAGATGGTGCGCATCGCCGCCCCTACTCACTCAAATATCTTCGATGTCGATCCCCATGTAGACCTTGATCGCGGGCTCACCGTCGCCGCCGCTCAACTCGCGCTTCTCGGTCCACTGCCCCAGGTCCTGCGCCGCCTGCTGGGCCACCGCGCGCAACTCCTTCAGTGTCCCGGTATCGACCGTGTAGACCTCGACCGGCTCCTTGTATTTCGCGGGGAAGAGCGCGGTCGGCGCGGCGGGTTCGGCACCCTCTGGGCGCTTCGCCTCGTAGACGACGACGAACTTGACCTCGCGCGCCAGCAGGCCGGTCTTGCCGCCAGGCACTGCCGCCATCGTCGGATCGGCGGCGCGGTCGGCGATCACCTCCTCCAACCGGCGGTAGCGGTCGTTGTAGCCGTCGATCCGGTTCTGCCGATTGGCGATCCCCTCCGCCTTCAGCGCCGCGAGCAGCTCCGCCTCGTGCGCCGCCACCCGGGCGGCGAAGTCGGGGTGCTGACGCCAGCGCCAGAGTTGCGTGCGGTCCTTCAGCCCGACCTCAAGGGCGATCTCCTCGTCGGTCTGCCGCTTCTGGGCGAGGAGCAGCGCCGCCTGTGCGCGCCGGACATTCCACGCGAAGGGCTTCGGCAACGTTGCATTCGGTTGCATTGCTTCGGCGACCATCGCCCAGTCCCACACGAAAAAGCCGCCCAAGCCTCCCCCACTGGGAAGGTCCTGGACGGCCAACGCACGCCCCGCGAATCATGGATTATGACAATGATGCTAGCACATTCCCCGTCGTTCGTACAGTCTCCATCCGCCACTCGACCAGGGTGGCGCAGGCAGGACAACGGAAGACGGCGATGCCGCCACGCACCGAGACGCAGACCACGGCGGGGAGAGACGGATACAGCACGGGCGGTTGGCGACGCGCGTAGGCGATATGTCCTATCACCGTGCCGCAATGGGGGCAGCGCCAGGGCCGGGTGCGCGGCGCAGCGACAGGAGGCGGGGCGTCGATGGCGATCATCGTCTCGCTCATTGCCTTTGCTCTCGGATGTCGCGCATCGCGATTAGCAGCGCCTGCGCCTGATCGTCCGACTCGCCCATGCTCCGCATGAGGGCCAGGATGTCGGCGTCCTGCTGCGCGGCGGCGGCGCACTCGACGAGCTGCTGCGCGATATCGCGGGCGCTGGCCAGGGGCAGATTGATGTACTCATCGCCGAGGCGCAGCATGACCGCGCCCTGCCCGGTCCGCGCCCCTACCATGCTCTTGACGATGATGTACTTGGTCTCGCTCAACTCCCCACCTCCTTCGCCGCCACATCCTCGATCATGAACGCATGCCGCAACGTGCAGGCGTCGCATAAATACTCGCCAGCCGCGATCGCCGCACCGTCGTCAATGACTTCGATGATCGCCCCGCACTGGCAGCGATAGGGGCGCAGCACCAGCTGCCACTCCTCGTCGTAGAGGTAGGGCGCAGACTGCGTGCCGAGGCGCGCGGCGAGGTCTGCCCAGTCTGGCCCGGACAACCCGTCAGCGCGCACTGGGGTGTGGCCGATCCGGGCGACATGCCT